CGCTGATGCTGCTTGAAAAACATTAGTTACGAAGTTATAATAGTAACCGCTGGTGTTGTCTTTTATCTCTAGCCTAAACTCAGCTCCATCACTGCCAAAAATACTAAATAACCTACGCTCACCAACCTCTGGTATATCAGACAAATCTAAATCAAAAGCTGTTATTATTTTATGTGATGCAACACTTAGTCTAGCGTGCTCATCATCAGACATGAGAGTGCCATCCGCCATAAAGTGAAAACCAATTGGAGCTACAGGTTGACTAGTAATAGGTGGTGGGGCTACAACCGTATTGCTAGAAGCGTTATTTGTTCTTTGATTTGCGTTGCTAGAGGTGTTATTTGTTCTCTGGTTTGCGTTGTTAGAGTTGCTACCCGTATTATGATATGACATAGTTTATTTTTAGTTTTTATTTACTACTTTCCGTGATATCTGATCCAACACTAAACAATTCTACTTTGCCTCTCGAGTCATTAACAAAGTTAACGCTAGCATAGTAACCTATCAAGCTACTTGTGTTTACTCTTTTGTCTTTAACGAAAGTAAAAAAATCCCCCACTACTGGTGTGACGAGAACGATGGTGTCGTCATATTGCACCGTTATTTGAGTGCCATTTATAGCTGTTATTGGCCCCAAAACACTAGTGTTACCTACGTCTACCTCGTCAAAGCCACCCAGCAATGCTCCGCCGGTAGTAAAGTATACGGTGTCCCCCACTTGTGCGGATATATTTACATCACTGAAATTAAAAGTGTATTGAAGTATTGACATGTTTGTTTATTTATTATATTAGAACGAACGAGTAGCTCGCGAAGGCCTTTCAATATCCTTGGTTAGCCCCACTGGAACGCCAGTGTTCGGGTCAACTGATCTAGCGAGATACACAGTTTGCTCCGTGGATGTCCAGTGTAGCATATTACCGGTAAAGTTACCTATGTTAAGCACGCTAACTCCGGATGTATTCACTTGTCCTCCAGTTGCCATCAGGCCAATGGCGTTATGCATTATTGACGCCTGTCCAGCGCTTGGTAAATACCAATCACTGTAAGTTAAGCCCGTAGTTGGATCAGTCACACTGTAATCATCAGCAAGTCTTGCCGCTATACCGGTTTGGTTACAACCTGCGATTATGTCGAGTGTGTTTTGCACTCCATCAGTACTTTGAGCTCCTGGAATATCAGTTCCATGACAACCCCACTCTGCATTTGCTAGGTTTGTTAACGCTGCGATCCAACCACCACCCATCCCATTCAAGTAATATATAATTCCACCTTGGTGAAGATCACCTATTGCAAGTGGAGGGTATAAACAAGAACCATCATCAAAATTAGCTGTTGCGTCATAGTTTGTTGCTGTAGCGTCCGTACAACCAAACCAGATACAAGAACCATCATCAAAATTAGCTAATGGGTCATAGTTTGACGCAGAAGGATTTGTACATCCATTAACATTAGTATAATAACATGAACCATCATCAAAATTAGATGTTGCATCATAATTTATTGCTGTTGGATCAATACAACCAAAGTAAAGACAATTACCAAGAGAAATATTTGCACTAGGGTTATAGTTATCTGCTGTTGGATCCATACAACCATAGGTTGTCAGGCATGGACTACCTAAATCACAAGTAGCTAATGGATCATAGTCAAATGAAGCGGTTGAAGTACAACCATAAACACAAGCAATACAACTTCCATCGTCCATAGTTGCTAATGAATCATAATTAGAATTTACCTGCGGATAGTAAGTGGATCCAGTTGTACAACCATATACTGGGTAGGTACAAGAACCATCATCAGTTGTTGCTGATGGATCATAGTTTAACGCTGTAGAATCTGTACAACCATTTACTATAAGAGTAATACAAGAACCATCATCTGTATTAGCTAATGGATCATATTCTGTATATAGTGCGTTTGTACAACCATTTACAACCGCAATACAAGAACCATCATTAGTATTTGCGTTAGGATCGTAATTAAACGCTGTAGAATCAGTACAACCATCTAATACAGCTATACATGAATTATCATCTACATTAGCTAGAGCATTATAGTTAAAAGCCGCACTATCAGTACAACCTAATACAACCGCAATACAAGAACCATCATCAACTGTAGCTGATGGATTATAACCTATTGCCGTTGGATCCGTACAGCCAAGCCAGTAACAAGAACCATCATCTGTGTTAGCTAATGGATCATAGTTTGACGCAGAAGGATTAGTACAACCATACGTAAACGGAATACATGAACCATCATCTGTATTTGCATTAGCATCATAATTGAATTGAGTTGGATCTGTACAACCATTTATAGGTGCAGGTGCTGGTGCAGAAGTAATTCTTCCAAGCCCTTGAATTGAAAGACTGCTTAAATCAAAGTTAGAAAGTGGTTTTGGATTTAACGTTTCTCCAGGCAAAAGATATTGTCCAGCTAGCTGTATCTCCTTTCCTTTTATGTAGTTAAACCATTTTCCTTCTTTTTCTATAAATTCACTTACCGCGCCAACCTCTTTGTTTGTGAATATATGGTCAACGTACCACCCTTTTTTGTCATGTAGGTTGTAGTATTCTCCGTCTGAAAGCCCCGTTGTTGGATCAATTAAAAACTGATTAACCTTAGATTGGCTCCCTTCGTAGTTTATAGTGTTAAATGATTTAGCACTACCAGGAGCGTCGTTTAGGATAACATTAAAAGATGAATTTTTAGGAATATTGTAAAAAGTATTTCTACCAATTTCTTTCCCCAAGACATCAAACTCCTCAACGTGGTGCAACCAAGGGGTAGCGCCTTTGAATGTGTAATACTCATTAGCACAGCTAATAGCATTATCTGGCACGAATGACTTAAAACTAACCCAACCTTTAACATCTTCTTTAAACGAGACGGTTAAACCGCTAGGAAAATGGTTTGCATCAACAACTTGTTTTAAAGTTATGTTATACTCGCTTTTCTTATCATCATGACTACCTGTTAAAATACTGTTTAGCTTTAAGTTATCCTTAAACCAGTCTTTCATTCCATAGTTAGATATAGCTGTTAAACCGTCTTTGGATAAACGCACTACCGCTCCTCTGACTCTGTCGGTAAAGTAAGCCCTGTAGCTTTCCGATGCAAATGATTCTGGGTTTTTAGATATACCAAAATTACCGCTAAAAGGCACTGCTTGCCCAAGAACGTTATTGCTAGCTATCAACTGCGGGTTTCCATCGGCATTATACAGAGCATCTTTATTTGCTAGAATTTTTAAAATCCTATCTTCACACAAAACTATTAGATCGCCGTCAGCTGTAGACCTTGAGTGGAGTTTTTGAATACTACCATACACTGGGTTTACATCTTTAGTTATTTTCTCTGCTTGAATAAATTGATTTAAATTATTCACACCGGAGGTAGAGTTGTATATACCGGAGTATATCAACCCGGTTTTTCTACGCTCCTTTTTGTAACCACCACTCAGTGTTGTAGATACTTTAACTCCATTTGATATGAATGGGGAGTTAAAAGTGTCTTTGATCCTATTTGATTCAACACCATTCCCAAAAGAATAGCAATTGTGCCAGTTTAAATTATACTCAGCGTTGGATAAAGATGGCGACAGAATAAGGTTTTTAGCTATTGTTGGGGTTATTAAGTTAGGAGTCCAACCAGCCACTTTTACACTAAATTGTATTCCGTTAGGTTTTGTTATCATCAATACGTCTCCAACCACCACCGGCGTTGTACCGTCAGGAGCTAAGCCTGGGCCAACCCAGAAAAATTCCGACACACGTATCTCTTGTCCAGACGCAGACGAGTTGCTAGTTACATACACGTTATTCCACGTACCTCCATTACCCGAAACACCCACTACGGTAGAATCTTGAGGTATTGCTGCTTTGATAGTCTGCGTGTTAAGCTCAGTCGGATTGTTCTCGCTTATCTCGTAGTAAATATCTAAGTCATTATTTTTTTTAGGCTCTGTCTCCCATACAAAAGGGTTTTCTGGTAGATTTCCCCCATCACTATACTCATCAACAGGCTCCATAAACACCATGTCATAACCAACAGCTCCGATCTTCCCTAAAGGATTTACACCATTATCCGACAATGGCCCATTTACTTGCCTTGCATCAGTATTATCCTCTGTAAAATTACTCGCCCCATTCATAGATACTTGGTAGAATTCCAATCCCTCACCAATTACAAAGTCAACTGACAAGTTGCCGGCGGCGAAAGTGGTGTTCATTGGGTTTTGGTACCCCGCCAAGGTGAGTTTCCAACCACTCACGTGGGGTCTTATCTCTTTTATTATAACGTCATGGGCAATATCTACACTGCTATCTATATTATACGCATGAAGCTTCATTCCCTCGTGAAGGCTGTACAAAGGCTTTAGAGTGTTTCCATTGCTACACTTTGTTGTTATGTTGTCGACCACTATGTAGTTCTCTCTTGGCTGCGCTGTGTTACCAGCTAACCCAAACATATGTTCTTCTACTACTCTTATTTGGAACGCGCTTCTAAAAGGCTGACCCGCAGATATCCCACCGGTAGCAGCTGGCTCAATAGTTATTTTATTGTTTTGTAAGTCTACACTAGTAACTTTAGAGTCCAAAGGAATATTTGTGTTAATACCAACGGACATACCTACTTGTATAGAGGTAACATCATCTAGTGTTATAACTACATCTCCACTACTTACGGCTATTGCAATAGGTCTTGTCGTGTACATCCCAGCTCCCAATTTCAACCCATTCATCATACCTGCTTGCCCTGAATACGTGCCTACTGGTGCACTAGGATCCCAACCATCCATAGATGGAGTCACTTTAAATCCAAACGTTTTAGTGTAAGACGACGGGGCTCCAATCAAGAGTTTAGTTTGTCTTATTTTATCCGCAAAATAGCAATCAAGCCCCTCATCAAGCCTCCCAAACCTTAAGTTTCTTTGGTAAGAGGTTTGTCCTTCAACTTTATATATCGTTTCCGTTGGGTCTTTTTTCCATCTAAAACTAAATCCAGCACTTAAACCATCAACAAACTTAGTGGTTGCGGCATCGTTCCATCTAGTATTACCCATACCCACACCGTAAAAATTATCCAGAGAGCTTTCGGTATATTGATGGTCACCACAGTCAATATTTGCTTTCCAATCAGCCTCAGCGTAAGGATCACCAAAACCTCCAAACCCAAGTTCTATAAACGAGTTGTCGTTTGCCACATCATGAGTTATACCATTACCAATCTCTCCCGCCACCCCAGTGTAGCCACACGCGGCAGCATCCTGACACTGTGGAGAGAACATGTCGTTCATGCCATTTTGGTCTAGCCACTTAAATTCATTATCTCCTTGTATTACTTCATATTTTTTAGTTGACCTATCTATAAACCAAACCCCCATATCCTTAAGCGTATTCGACCCTTGAGAGCGATATGAGTGCAGATGGTTAAAGGCAACGCTGGGTGCGTTGGCATTGCTTGGGGAGTAACTCTTCCATGAGGTAGCATCAAAGAAATACGTTTCTCTAGCAGCAAGGTGGTTAAAGTTAAGGCCGCCAGGGTTACGAGCAAGATCAACAGGCACTAATGGGTCGGTTGTATAATCAAGTGTGATATAGTTGAGCGCGGGAGATGCATTATCTGGGGATTCGTATAAAGCTGACTGCGAGACGGTTCGAAGTTTATCGTCATCCTCTAGAGCGTAAACCGTTTTATGAGCTACATCTATATAATTTACACCAACCGCATCATCTGTTATTTGTGTTTGAATTTTACCATCATTTTCAATTTTAGCAAAAAACCTACCGTCAAACTTCGGCTTATTCTCTACAACGGCTTTTGTGAACACAATCTTAATGTCATCAACTATCTTTGTTGGAGACGCGGCGTTGTCAAATATGAAATTTATATCACCCTTGAAAGCGGTGTCAAGTGTTACGTGGTAATTTCCCGGATTAGTAGCTGCTGGAGCATTATTTACATCAAAGTCAGATGTGATTTCCGAGATTTTGTATTGGTCAGAGTAATCGACTGAGCTAACAAACTGTATATATATATCCTCTTTAATGTCCTCTATTTTAGATAAGCTAGTTCCATAAAAACCACCTCCCTCATAGTCCATTGTAAATGACGCCGACTTCACGTGTGGAGCCGCGCTAAAATCACCAAAGACTTCAGCCGAACCCTCGTAGTGTGCAACCGCACCTATTCGTATCCTTCTTGTTTTAATGAACTCTGGCGCTTCATTTTCTATAGCTAAAACCTTGTATTTTGTAGAGTTTTCAATAACATTCTCGTCGCCCTCTACCCCTCTCTTAAAATACAAAGAGGTTTCTAAATCCATTTTATTCCTATCGGAAGAGGGGAATGCTAACCATAAGTTACCATCTTCCGCTTTGTACCAGCGGTCCATCGCTAAGTTGTAATACTCGTTAGAAGTCTCTTTTACATAAAACTTATAGTAAGTCATTTCAAGCGGCGTTTGACCTTTGAGTTTAACTTTCAGCCTATTTGCGTTTATAGAGTTTTGTTTTTCTACCCTAAAACCACCACTTTCACCAATTAGAACCGGTGTTTCCCTCCCGTGTTCATCCGTAAAAACAACGCCTAACTTATAATCTCTTAAAGATTTTATTGATTTTCTTGGGCTAGCGCTTGTTGGCGGAGCCCAGTTAATTAGGCTGTTTGAAAAATCAGGTCTATAACTTTGACCTTGACTCTTTAGATTATAGTTTTGCTCGTAATTAGCGTATATTACTCTGTTACCACTAATACTCTGCGCTAGAGCTTTTTTAGGAACGTTATCCCACGGTCTTAAGAGTTGGTTAGAGGGAATTATTCCTTTTATCGTTTCTGATTTTATTAAATACTCGTTAGAGTACCAGGGTAGTTTATTATTTTGGCTTGTAAGTACGTCTACAGGGCTAATAGTCTGGACAAGGTATATGTTTGGTGAGCTATCTTCCTTATATAATATATCCACTTCAACTATATCCTTGCCCAATGGAGAACCCCACGTTGTGCTGTAAAAGCCTTTGACTTTTATGGATCTAACGTTGTTGAGCATTCCGGTGTTCCACCCTTTTTTAGGTTCATAATCAAATCCAGAAGGCAAGAATGCCACTTCAGACCACGGCGCAAAAGTTGAGTATTCCCCGTCCTCATATTTATATCTATAAGAAAACCTAGGAAACTTGTCCTCAAATATAACTGGTTGAGTATCTTCTAGGTCGACAATATAATACAAAGGATCGTTTGGTAAAGATGGATCCGGCGATCCCGGGGTTCCATTAATTCCTACCACTTGTATCTCTACTTGGACGAAACTCGCTACTGTATTTTCAAAGCTATTTAAAGGGGACTCTGTTATCAAACCCCTTATAGTCCAATTTACCAAGGGAACATTATCTGCGATACCATTGCTAAATTCTTTTAGCAATAAATAACCCCCTTCTTCCCATGCAAAATCAAGATTTAGGTTAGCACCGAGGTGGTCTTCTTCTATGAAAAAACTAACCGTATCTCCAATTGCCAACGCACTAAAGTCTAAACTAACAGCGTTATTGGAGGAGTTTATTATTGACGTGATGTTTGAGCTGGTACCCACTTGTGTGCGACCTGCATAACTTAGCGAAGGGTCTCTACCATTGCTAAGCTCTAGGTTTAAGGCATTTTTTGGTGCTTTTCTTATAACTGTAATGTGCTCTTCTCTAATGGGGTTGTAATCGTTTGTTAAATCATACCCCGCACCTTGATTAACAATAGCGGTGTGTATCTCGCCACCCACGTCCGTACCCTGCGCGCTTCTAGTGATATTTATTTTCTTAGGTTCAGTAAAATTATCTGTCCAAAGTAACACGTCATCAATGATATCAATACCAGTGATCAACTTATCGTGCTCAAAATTTAGCGCTCTTTCTGACTCAAAGCAGACAGTGTCCACGCCATTCATATTAACTATCTCATTTAATATAATACCCTCTATATCGTTCCCTATAATATTAAAAGTTACAGGTTTCCCGGTTGTATCTGGGATTATCACCCCTGGTGCTAGCCCTAAACCAGTGTCACAATCGATTATTGCAAATTCCGAATCGTAGATCCCGGCCGCTATATCAAGATTAGCGGCATCGATAACAGATGCTGGGTCAATACATGAGTTAGGAGGAAAATTATACCCAGACCCTATATTGTTATCAACCTGCAATTGAACCCCAGCAATCAAGGTCCCACTCGCGTCATAAAGCGAATTATAAATCTCATCCAACCATCCCACCGAAGCAGCCGCAACATTTATGTTGTTGTTTGTTACAGACGTGTATGCTGTCGTGGTAATTGGAACAATTGTAGCCTCTAACTCGTAAAATGGAAAAGCATCTCTTAATTGTGTCCCCGTAGCAATTAAAGCTGCTTTCTGCCATATACCAGAGTTATAATTGTTACATCCGAATGTGGCACCAAGGGAATCACTCCAGCAGCTATTGACTCTATTCGGAAAACCATCTGGGCCAAGTATATCTCCAACTGTTATTATCCAAGCTTGTATGGGTTGAAAGTTAAAAGGGTGAATAACTTGGCCTAAGAAGATGTCATTAACCGTTATGCTAGGAAAACCATTTAATACATTCGCACCCACGTTGAGAGCGTGGTAAGGTGGAGCACCAATATTTTGAATCGTACTACCTATTGTTATATTGTGTTGAGCGGGTAGGTCCGATACAGGTATCCAAAATTGAGACGATCCTTCTGGAGGTAAATTTGCTTGTGATATTGGCGCGCCTGTTGTATCCACCGTAGAATCATAATGGATGTTAGTATAATCTTGCGTGGTGTCATTCCAAAAACCCCTAATGTGCATGGTGGTATTGTCTGCGTCTGAGATGACAATTTGTGGTGGAGTAAAGGGGGTGCCAGTAAAATTGAAATTATTATAGTAATTAACTGCCAGTGTGGTTATGTTGCCAATACCAATCACTGGTGTAGGTCCGAATAAATTAATGTTGTTACCGTAGCCAGTAGCTGTCATACCCGCCGTCACCTGTGCGTACAAGCTACTATCTATTACTATGGAGTTTGTTAAATTACTACCTGCTGAAATTCCAACACAAAACGAGTAGCTATCAACAAAGATAGGATCGCAAAGCTGTGAAGAAACATCAAGGCGTACTATTAAGTCTTTTAGACTAACTGTTTCATTAACCGCTAGTTGTTGTCCGCCTACGTCTACGGGTCCAGATACAAGCCAATATAAAGAATCATTTTTTTCATCTGCAACAGAACCCACCACGTGCGAACCATCTTGTATGTAGTTGCCAGTGTTATTAATACACCCGTTTGTGTTTCCTAATATATTTTGAATAGTACCAACATCAGATCCCTCTGAGGTTGAAACCTGTATGTTCATCGCATCTCTATACTCTCCGTTGGGAACAAGTCTTTCGTCCACGTCCTTGTTCATCTTACCGCCGGTAAACTGGTGTTTAATTTCTGGCATGTACTAGTGTTTTATTTGTTTTGATTTACCTCTTAAAATTTGAGTGAGTTCTTCTAATTTAAGGTTTGATAATCGTAGTTTTGCAGTTCTTATAGCGGCAAATCTTTGTTTCTTAAGTCTATTAACTTGGTATTCTGGGATATTGGCTTTTCCAGATAGGACGCCGTGGGACATCCACGCGTACATAGCTTCTTCCGCAAACTTGTGAACTTGCATTTCACCGCTAGTACCAAGGCTATCGCTTATGTAGTCTAAGATTACAGTTTTACCAGCAATATTAGAGCTAAAATGTATTTTTCCCGAAACACAATCTATATAAAACGAACCATTGGCCTGTGCGTGTTGAGGGTCAAGTCCATACCTACTTCCATTCATTGGCCAGTAAGTATCGTCTTGGTAGTCATCTTGGTTTTCTGACGGTACTCCAGACTTGTAATTACTCCAAGCCGTAGAATCTGTTTTGTTAGAAACAAACCCAACTGTAGCGCCAGTCGGAATAACTTTTGAACAAGGATGAGAAAGTTCGACAGTTGTTAAACCAATCCCCACAACTTGAATAGCTCCTTGACCATTAGACACGTTATTGTCATTTACAAAACCACTAGAGTTTATAAACATACCTACCTCTATACCCGCTGTACTAGTTAAGTTTAGAGCAGTGTCTGAGATAGCCGCTGCTGTAGTCGTGGTTGTTTCCACTAAAACTGCATTAGAAACTCTTAATTGATGCCCTAAGTTACTAAAACGCGATATAGACAACTGTTCGTTGGTTGTAGCTAGTGCGTTTTTAGCGGCCGTGCCTGATTTGTTTAGTAAAGTAATAGATGTTATACCACCTGTAGTTGTTATGTCATGTATATAACTGGCTGGTTTTAGATTTGGTCCGTCAACTCTCATACCGTGAACTAAAGTTCCGCTGTAATCTGCATCTAAAACAATTATGTTAGAGCCAAGCGTTAATATACCAACAGGTGTTATATCATACCCACCATCACTATGTTGGTGTGAGGACCCGGGGTTTGAAGTTTTACTCGTAGGATATAATAAGTGTTTTATTCCAGCGGAATCTACCCAAGAAACTTTAACGTAGTTTACGTAATCTTGTGGTAAAACCATTTGTAGTGACGCTGGAACAATAATCTCTTGCGCTTTGCACGATTTTAACGTATCAAATGATAGCTCGGCTAAACCTCTTTGCGCATGGAAAGCAACATCCACTCTACTAGCATTTCTTATTAACTTGTCTTCACCCACATATACAACCATAAACTGGTCTATAATATCTGCCAGCGAGGTGAATTGATAGTCACCGTGATTATTTCCTTGGTAGTAAACTAGTTCAGTTTCATTTAATAATGCCATTTATTTATTGTTTTTCTTGTTGTTGCTTAGCGCTTTCTAGGGTTATCCCAGACTGCACTAGCTGTGGTTTTTGCATCGAGATACCTGCGAATGTTAATATTCTATATACTAACTCCGATTCTTCAGCCGAATGTAGCTCAAAGTGAGTTGTTTTAGTGGGGGAACTATCGTAAAGCGCCGTGCCGCCAACCACAAAGTAACCCCAGGAAACCAGGTTGGGCAAGCGGTAATAATCAATCTCAATACCAATCGTGACACCTGCCCCATTGTTAACTTTAAGTATTCCATCATGCGTCGTATGTATTGGTCGCGATACAGTGGGTCTAACCAACGGTCCCGAGGTAACAGTGTCCATAAACCTATTAGTGTCCATATACTCCGAGTGATAACCACCTACGCTAACTCTAGACAACCTATATACTTTAGAAATCCCCGTTGTTGGATCAACGGGTAGAACTTTACCGCCACCAGAAGTTGTATAGCCATTGACAGTAGCGGCAGGATCTATTGATATAAAAATATCTAGTTTTTGCCTAACAAGTGTGGTGGTGTCGTTATTTAGACTATAAGAGGCGTCTCTCATTTCAAAATTATTTACATCATAGTGGTATTGCTCGTATATTTCTATCTGCGCTTGATTGGCGTACAAATTAAACTCTTGAGGTGTTATATAGCCTCTTTGCTCTTTATTTGCAAAAGCTAAAACTTTTTGGTACACCGTATTTATATTTACCGCCATAATTTCTTTTTATTTATTATACGGAAACAATCTATTTAACGTATCTTTTCTTGCTCCGCAATTGCAATCTTTTTTAACAGCTTTACCTACTGTATCTACAACTTTCTTTATTCCAGTTGCTTTTGTGATCTTTTCTATAGTATCACCTAATCCTTTAGATTTTTCTTTCATATAATTAAATTTAGTAGTTTACGATCGCCCCGTAGAGCGACCGCATCTACAGTTAGATTAATTTAATCTTTTTTCAATATTGGAGTAAATCTCCATTCCTTCGTCAGTTTTAAACCAAGCGGCTAAAGCTGAGTAAGGATGCTCATCAAAAGGAACGTTCATTAGTTTTCTATCGTTAGATCCCCATGAAAAAGTTCTTTGATCAGAGGATAATTTTAATATTCCCATTTCAGTTGCTTTAATACCAAAGTTTCTAAGTACAACGTTCTCATCATTTACTAACTCTAAGAACAAACCTGGGTTTCTCTTAGCATATAATAGTAAATCTCTTTTAAGTTCCTTAGAACTCATCTCTGATACTTTAGAGCCTATCTCAACACGCATAATAGCTTCAGCCATGTCTATATCAATAGCTTGAGCGGCATTTAAAGCTTTGATTTCTCGCTCCAATATATCTATTTCATTGGTTGCTATTTCTACAGTATCTAGCTCTTCATAAACCTTGTTTCTGTGCGGGTGGTATAAAGATAAAAACTTTTGTAGTACCACTTTGTTTTCTGGCACTGCTAAAACTCCGTTTCTAAAAATAATATGAGATAATCTTTGATCACCCTTCATTTCATCTACAAATGGAGTTCTTTGATTTTCACAATATTTTATTTCTCTTTCATAACCTAGTTCTTTGTCAAACCAGTATATGTTTGCAGACTTAATAGACTTACTCAAAGGAGTTCTGCTGTTTTTTAAAAGATATAGTCTATCTTTTATTTCCCAAGTATTTTTCTTTGGTTTTGAAGTTTCCATAACCGGTTTTTTTACTTTTGGTTCTGCAACTACAGTTTCTTCAAAAAATTCTGTAACCACTTCTTCCATTGTTTCGATTTGAGGTTCTACCTCAACTTTTTTTGTGTTAGCTTTTTTAGCCATAATATAATATAATATAAATTAATAAAAATAAAAGGCCGAGGCCGAAGCCCCGGTCTTTTAAAATAATTGTGCTTAGTTCATCAACATGAAGTTGTTAGCACCTTGAGTAATTAAACATCTTTCAGATAAATAATGTACTTCCATTGCGTCTAAATCAGAAGTAACAGCCCCAACAGAACCAGTAGTCCATGTTTTTAGTTTTCTGTCATCTGTTGAAGAAGCTCTATATCTAACGTGTAAGAAAGGACGTTTAAGATTCTTTCCTAATTGTTGGTCATAAACTGAAGAAACTCCAGCTGGAATCATAACCCCTCTGATCGCATTAACAGTGTCTATACCATTAATTAACCCTCTAGTAGATAAATCATTTAAGTATTTCCAGTCAGACTTGTAGAAGTCATAAGAACCTCTTCTGAAACCAGAGAAACCTAAGTTTAAAGCCATATCTTCAGAGTTGTCAAATACCCCGTAAGAAGTACCACCAGCTCCGTAAGAATTCATAGAAGCTAACATGTCATCTATTGCTAGAGCAGTAGATCTGTTAACAAACATCATGTTTTCTTCAATAGCTCCATTTTTATCAAACTCAGCTAAGATAGCATCAAATTCAGCTAAATCAGTAGCCGCATTAACACCAGTAACACCAGTAGTTTCATTACCACGAGCGTTAATAGCCGCGAATAAACCTTCTGTACCAGTAATAGCAGAACTTTCAACTACAGATGCAGCCGCTAAGTCAGTAAGACCTTGACCAGTTGCTTTCTCCGCTTCAATCATTGACATCTCTAAGTAATCAGTAAAACGAGTTCTTGTATCACCCTCAGCTTTTAAATACCACATGTATCCGTTTTGTCCATCTTCACCAGACACTTCAACCCAACCAATTTGAGAAGCGTCAGACCCAGAGATCTCATACTTATCTTTGATAATAATTGGTTTGTTGTCATATTGTTTGAAAGCAGGAGCATTTGCACCAACTCTACCTGTTTCACCTTTTGCATATTCAGAACCAAATACTAATACCTTAACACCAGCCGCATCAGCAATACCAGCGTTTGTAAGTGTAGCAAAGTTTCCGTAAGGTTGAACAGAGATTTCTCCTGTTGCATCAACACCTGTAACAAAAGCCTTACAAGTTGCACTTGCGTCAGCCACTATTAGCATGTCACCTGGACGTATACCGTGATTACCATCAGTATAAGGAGCAGTAGTAGCCGCAGCTGTTCCATCTGCATCGTTTGTAACGATCATAGTTACCCCAGTTGTAGTAGCACCTGTTGTAACCGTGTAACTTAAATGTAATCTACTTTGTTCTGACCAAATAACTTGGTCGGAAGTCATAGCTTCTTCAGCCCCAACTTGTGATAAGAATCCTGAGACACTTCTGTTTCCAAAAATCTCTGATTCTTTCTCCACTAGGTCTGGTAAATATTGTTGTACCCAAGATCCAGCAGCTACTGTAAAGTCGATATAAGCCGAGGCTAATGTCTGTTTAGTAGGCGCTGCAGCAGGGGTTACGTTGCTTGTAATTGCCATAATTTTGTTTTTTTAATTTTTAAATTTATTGTTTTTAATTTTAAACTTAAAATCAGAAGAATCTTGGCCTAACACTTTAAACTTAGTACCACCTGTTTTAATTTCGCCATGAGCTTGTCTTGGATTCATATCAACATTCTTAGCTTTAGCCATACTATTTTTCATAGCATCGGCTTTACCTTGGTCGTAAAAGTGTTTTGCAACAGCGTCAGCATTCATTGCCGTGTACAGAGATTTATGATAACCCTTAGCGTCTGACATTTCATTATTTTTATTCAAGAACTTCTTGACAAAATTATTAATATCACTTTGAGTATCCTTAACCTCATTAGCATTGTTAACATTGAATCTATATTTTTTCTCCCCGACGTTATATTCAAAACCTTTGAATTTGTCGTTAAAAACCTGCTCGGTTTTATTTAAAAAAGTAGATTTTTGTGCTTCTGCTGTTTTTTGAGTTACTTCTGACTCCTTGTTGTACCTATCAAAGAAGTTAACTGCTTTCTGTTGCTCGGTTGTGAGTTTCGATCCAGCTTTAATTTCTTCATAGTATGTAGACTTTTGCCCGTCTAAGTGGCTTTTAGCGCTGGCAACTTGCTCTTTAAGCGCTAATTTCTTTCTACGTATATCTCTATCGTCGTCAACATCTTCGTCGAATGAGAATGTATCTTCCATAAGGAAGTTAATTTCTTCTGCATTTAAATGAGGTTTTGTTTGCTTGTAGTATTCATATAGTAAGCTAGTATCATCTAACTTGCTATAATCTTGGTTAAGCTTAACATAGTCACTCAAATCTCCACCAGTCTCATCCATAAAGTCCATTAACTTTTGAATATTCTCTGGTAATGGTTTTCCAGTAGCCTGGGCTTCTGCTATAGCTTCTTCAACCTGCTCTTCAACTTCTTCAACTTCTTCTTCAGTAATTTCTTCTAATACTGCGGCTTCTTGTGTTTCGGCTTTCGGCTGTACTTCTTCTTGTTCTTGTGGGGCATTGGCATCTTCAGCGCTTGCAACCATTCCGCTGTCGTCAGCGTCACTTTCTTTAACTTCATTTTCTTTTGGTGTTGGGGGTTTACTTAAATCCACTTTCATGACACTATCGTCTCCAGCAGACTCAAATTTACTTTCATCAACTTGTTCAGTTGTTTCTTGCGTAATCTCTTCGACTACTTTTTCATTTTCTTCTTCCATAATATAATATAATATAAATTAATAATTCTAACTAGGGTCAAAACTACCTAAATCAAATCCGCCACCTAGTATATCATTACCTGCGGACTCAAAGTTTTTAGGCGGTTTACCACCATTTCTTTGTTCAATCATCTCACTTTGTTGAGTTGCTTGAATTTTTGTTCTTTCATCTTTACGGTCTTCTTTTTCTTTTTCACCCGCTTTTTTACTGTCTACCTCTACACCTCGTAACTGCATATTGTATTGAAACTCTAGAGCCATCAACTCTTTTTTCATTTCAACTTCCTGCTGCATTTTTTGAGAATCAATTTGGGCTTTTAATTGTTCTATCTCTGCTTTACCAGCATTAATTGCTTGGTTCTTTTGAATTTCAGCTTGAGCAGCCGCTTGTGTAGCTTGAGTATTAGATTGAGTTTGGGCTTGAATATTTTCTAGTTGTAACTTGCGATCTCTTTCAAGCTTTTTTTGCCTACGTATTTTAAGCAATTGATTTGCTAGTTTAATGTTTTTTATTTCCCTAAGGTCAATAGCATCAGCAAGCTCTATTAATTGTTGTTGGATTGCCATTTGAATATTGTTCTCTAACAACCCCTTTTCTTCTTCATCAGGTTGTAACTCTATAAACACACCAAAGTCGTATAAATGTAATTCAGATATCTCTTCTAAAGTCGCCACGTTATGCACTCCTATAGCTTGTATAAAAGCATCTTTTGTTGGAGAGTACTCTATAATGTCAGATATTCTAAGAGATAAACATTCACATGTTTCAGCTGTTAAATACAACCCAGCTTGTAATATGTGTCTAGTCGCAGTGTTAGAATTAGCAGCCGCTAGTTTTTGAACTCCAACTAAAGCGTTTTTATCAGGCATACTACCATCTCTAGCTTCGTTAAGACCAGTTACATCCCTGATCATTTGCAAGTAGTAATTATACGTACCAATTAGAGCTTGCATTTTATTACCACCAGATCCTGATGTTATTTCTTGAATGGGAACTTTCCCTGGGTTCATGTCTCCGTCAGAAGTAAACGATCTACCTATTACAGACCCAGTTTGGAAATACATGTTTAAAGCTTCTTGTGGATTGTAATTTGTTCCGTTACCTAAATCGATTTCAGCTAAACCATCTGCATCTAAGTACACTCCATCTGGAACCAACCTAGACATAACCTGTTGCAGCTTCAAGTGGGTCAACTGTATCATGTCAGCAAAACCAGTTATTCTTTTAACCAACGAGTCTATTTTACCGTTGTACATTCTAGGGGCAACAATAGAGTAATTCATTTTAACCTTAGTGTAATCACTCTTAGGTCTCATCATGTTTTTAGCCATCTCCCACTTAAGCAGTTTATCAGTGCCAAGAATCATTGCTCCTTCGTACAAACACTCTATAGACCTTAGCATCCTACCGTAACCACCTTCTTTGTCTTCCGGTGGGTTGTATTGATCGTCTCTAGGTATTATTTTATCCGCACCACTACTGGTTTCTTTAACCTTATAAACCTCATTCATATAAGTTTTATAGTTAAAGTATATTACTTGAATTGTATTGTTGTCTTCTTTATCGTGACTATGTCTTGAGTTATAATTGGACCTGCTAGTAGATTTATTCTTCATTAAATCTTCTAAATCTTCTTCTGATAAATGAGGGAATTGCTTTGCTAATTCGTTAGCCGGTATGGTTTTTACTTCCCCAACGTAGTATATATCCTCAAAATACGGTGAATCCGTGTAGGAGTAAACCAAGTTTGCAGGATCTACGTAATCTATAACAACTCCTTCAGATGTGTTAAAAGAGGTTTTCACAGCACCTATACCAAGCACTGTTAAATCATAATAAAACCTCTTTTTTATTAACTCGTAGTTATTGCCATCAAACAAAACATTTAAAGCCTGCTCTTCAGCTAACTCTATAGACTGCTTATACGTTAATTGCATGTACAACTGCAGTTCTTCAGGTGATTCTGGCAACTCACCCTCAGTGTCCCTGGTGTTGATGTCATAATTAGCTTGCATCTCAGCATCAAAAGCTTTCATTTCCATATCCTTCAAAGTAGACTCCATATACTCGGTTCTTTTGTTCACTCCAAATGGATCTTGAGAATATGCTTTTATATCATACATTCTTTCAGACATACCGTTAACAACAATATCTACAAACTTAGAGATAATCGGGACAGGCTTCCAGTCTAAATTTAAATAGGACAAATCACCGTTGATCGATAACTCATCCTTATATTTTTGAATAGACTGTTCGCCTCGAGCGTACAACCTTAAATTATGAAAATCATTACTATTAGCTTTATACCTATTAGAACCTCTATCGTGATTAAACCATTCTTGCTCTATAGCTTTACCTACCTTTAACCCATACTCATAGCTCAACTTTTCAGCGTCGCTAACTGTTTGACTTGGGAAATAACTTTTAATGCCAGACTCTGCCATATTTATTACTTGATTATTTGTGAATTATTTCCAGTGTTCGTATATCTGGAAACGTTTATATTTAGTTGAGGTTTTTTAACCTCAGCATTTGGTCTATATAGATGTCTATTGTTAGCCATTATAGCTAAACCAGAACTTATAGACGCATCATGCTTTGTTCTTTTGTTTATATCAAACTTGCACCAGTCATTTAGTAACTCGTTAAAGTAACAATCTCCGTGTGTTCCATCTTGCTTAATACCTACGTGATCTTGAATGTACATCTCAATCGCGGCGGCATGCGCTTGTTTTATATCTTCGCTTGAATTCGGTATTCCACCAACTTCTTTTTCTGCTACAGATAATTTGTTCCATATTTTATCAGGTCTATTCATACTAAACCCTCTATATCCTCTTCGCCTTAAATAGTACAAGAGACGCGGCTTATTGTTTTCTGCTAATATTGGCATCCCGTAAAACACTAAAGCCATTAGAACGTCTTCAAAAAACATCTCAGCCGTTGGAGGTCTTGATAAGTATTCTAAAAAGAAACTGTTTGCCGGAGCATCTTCCATTGAGAACTTAGTTAAACCGTGTAAAGCTCCTTTTGATCCTACTCCATCTACAGTTCCTGATATATCATATGAATCACAACCAAATGAACCCATATGTTCGTTGCCTGGATACTTAATACCATTTTTAAGTACAACGTTGTTTTGTATGTTAGAAGGTGGAACCCAACTAACTTTAAACCTACCTTTTCTATCTGGATAAAATATTACTTGAGAATCCTTAACCCCATTAACCCATTGAAAATTACCTTGAGTAACGCCTAGGCTTTGAGACATCTCTTCGTTGTAATCTATCTGTTCATATAGCTTAACAAGATTAAAAATACTTCCTTTAGTCTCGTCTCTAAACGCGTGCTCTGTAGTTCTTGGAAACTGACGGTAAAATTCATTTAAACCATCTGAATCATCCTTTAAACCATCTACTTCGTTTTGCCAGTTGTCTATTACACCTACATCTATTAGTTCACCGCTTGGGTCGAACCTATCGACATCAGGAGTAGTGAAAACTGGAATTCCGAACTCATCAATAAATCCTTCGTAGTTCCATTCCATTGGGATAAACAAAGAGTATAAACCAGACTTTGTCTGGCCATTTCTGTTTCTTCTTGTAACATCTGAAGCATTATATAGTTTTTTAAAGTTTTCACCTCCTTTGTCTAAAGCATTTGATGTTGATCCCATCATGCACTTACCGATGATTCTAGATCCTAATCTTAAACAAGTTTTTGTAACTCTCCAGTTATTAAGTATATTTTCAGGCCTCTCCCACTTGCCAGCCTCATCGTGTACTAGTAAAGCTAGTTTTTCACCATCATAACTATTGTCTCCTGTATTCTTCCAGTCAATCGTTGTATCTAACCCTTCTAAATCTTCTATCTTTTCGTTTGCTGTTATCTTTTTTCTGGTAAACCTTGTAGATGGAACTCTGTAAGCAAGTTCTGTTTTTGGGCGATCCATACCATCTTGTATCGGTTTAAAAAAGAAAGGGTAGTTTATACTAATTGGTACAATTTTATCAGTAAACATCTTTTTGGCATCTGCACCTGTTTTAGATAACACTCCAAATCTACTATCACCTGCAAGGGTGGCTAAGTTAACGGTTTCAGCTGATGACATAAAAGAAAATCCAGAACGTCTATTTTTAAGGTAGCACATTCCATAACATCTTTTATCCGCTTTACAAGCCTCCCAAAATATAAAGAATAACCTATTTGCCTCTCTAAAGTCTGGTGCTCCAACATCAATCTTACTCCATTGTAAATACATGTACTGAGTACCTGGCATCCACGTTGCTTTACCGTTGTTCATAAACCAAAATCCTTCTTCTCTTCTTCTGAATTCTTCGTCTATGTAGTCGTACCATTGTTCTTTTTGATCCTCCGGATAAGCACGCCAATCAAAGATGTTCTTTAAGCGCTCTAATTCCTTTGGCTGAGCAAATCTAACCCATTTCTGTTTAGTGTTGCTATACACATCCTTAGGTACCTTAGGTAGAGCGATGACTAGGTTTTGTATCTCTATGATTTCTCCTATCTGACCGGTGCGAGAAAGCACTATAATATCATGCTCCTTATCATAACCGTACTTCCACTTCTTGCCCTTATTCATTCTAGAGATAGTAGTCTTTTTTATCGGCTCAACCGTCTCGACTAAAGTTTGCTCGTACATTATTTAGATCTTCCTTCTGCGAATCCTTTGAATGTTTTTTCCTTCTTATCCTCTGGTTCTTTTCCTTCTAGTAAATTCTCTTCTTCTTCTATTCTATTAAGTATTTCAAATGCATCAAATATAGCTAGCTTCTTTGAAGCCGCCGCGTTCTTTAACTTGTCAGCTGTTAGGTCATCTTCAGAGTCAGTGACAATTGCTTCTTTAGCTACCTTAATTAACTCTTCAACTGCTTTGTGCCCAGCTTGGATTATACTCTTCTTCGTCTCCTTGATGTTCATATTTGATTGTAATAAAATTAGATTTAACTCGATATAGTCTTTCGCCATCAACGATAAACTCGTATTCACTACTTGGTCTAAAACCAACTAGATCGCTTACTTCTACAGTACCATCAGAGAATTTAACGATACCTTGTAAAGGGTTTTCAGATTCAATATTAAATTTATCCACTGCTTTCAAGGGCATTACAAAACAATATCCCTTAGGGCAAATCCATTCCGAATCTCTTTTATATAAAAAGATCTGGTCTTCACCTATAAAGTAAGTTGATTCATTAAAATAGCTTCTGCTATTCTTTTCAATTCCTTTTACGTTGTGCCATCGTCTAAAAACGTTGTGATGTACCAGTACAGTATCGCCAGCTCGTATGTCAGCATGACCTACCAATGGAGTTGCAGTTACCGTAGCTTCTCTATTAACAAACTCGTGGTTGAAGATCTCAGTGTTTAATATAAGCTCTCCGCCGTCTAACTGTTTAGTGTTGTTGTATCTTTCTCCTTTTGGCGTTACAACAAAGTCGTGAACGCTTTTCACTAGTATTGTAAGTTATATTCTACAGAGACAGCCATGTTCTTGTTAAAATCTTTCCAAGGCAGAACATCTTTACCTTTCTTGATGTAAACAGAGAACTTGTTGTCTTCTTCTATGATATCACAGATAGTATGACCACCATACACTTCTTGCCCCACGGCATAGTGCATAGCGTCATTCTTATAGTCTTTACCTATAGATATTTTACGAATCAGCTTCGACATCGTAATTTATTGTTCCGTCTTGTATGTTCACATCCACGGTTCCGTATTCCTTCTTGAGCTCTTCTTGTAATACAGCTAACTCATCTTTTACTCCAGCTAGTTGATGTAATACTTCGTGCTTTCTTAATTCCATACCACCAATCTCTATTTGAGCTCGGTTCATAGTGTTAACTGTTTCTTGAACTTTATTCAACTGCTCTGCAGTGATTTTTTCAGGCTTTACACCTTTAAGTTCTTTAATTTTTGCGTTTGTTCCTTTTGTTGCCATAATTTAATTTAATTTAAGTTAGTTTAATTTAATTTTCAAATCCAAATATTACTGTTATTGGATTTGCATTTACTATTTCTTCATTGTCCTCAACCTGAGCTGCTAGATTAGCATTAAGAACTATTTCTGACGCTCCCATCGATTTAACTGTGCCTAAAGCTGTGTTATCTGTATTTGTGTAAATAGTGTCGCCTATTTGAAAGCATTTTCTAGGATCTTGACCGTCGGTAGCTATAGTGTCCGTTGAAGTTGCGGCTTGAGCGGTAGGTTTTACTCCTGTTGAAAAGTCAATAGCACTGCCAGCAAAAGCAGCTACATATATAACATCATAACCAACGTTTTGACCGCTATTAGGCTCACCTTCTAGAACTAGATTTACCGCATGCCCGTTAGCAGCACCTTGATAACCAGAACTAAACGCATCTCCAAAAGCAACACCTATAGTAGCGCTTGAAGTACCCTCAACTTTAGTATGTCCAAGAAAGTGTAATGGTAATTCAAAACACAAGGTTTGAGCGACGTTTACCACCCCTAACCTTGATGGCGCGACACCGTTGATTGATTTTGCAAATATAAACTCTATGTCAGAGTTTACTTGCACGCCACCATCTTCACCCATCATGAAACCCGTTATGCTATTTAACTTGTTAGTTCCTTTTGGAACTTGTAAAGCTTGCCAATCAAACAGTATGTCTGAAGCTGAAAAAGGAGTGTCAGTTGCAGCTGGAACTTGAGCGCCTATTACACTGGCAACATTTCCATTTATTATATCTGGTTTTATTCTTACTGTATAATATCCCATAATTTTATTTTTTTACTTTTTCTAGTGATCGTCCACCGAAGTAGGCACCGATCACGGTTATTAATACTAATTGTAATAAGTCTACCCACGAGGATTTAACCTCAAACTGAATAATTCCAGCATCGATAAATATTAATAGAACTGTCGATACTACTAGAAATATTAGAACTAGTGGTCTTATATTTTTACTAAGCCATGAATCGGATTGCATATCCATTTTCCAACGCTCAGTTACTTGTTTTTGCATTTCTGCTTCATAACCCATTACTAGGTCTTTGATCTTTGCTTCTGCCGCTAACTTCTCTTCCTTCGACGTAGTTAGGTTATCTAGAACTCCTCCTACGCTTTCTACAAGCTTAGCTGCTCCACCTGATAGTATTTTAGTTAGGATACTCATTAGTAACCCGCTTTCCTCTCAGCCTTGACTTTCTTCAAAGCTTTAGCTATTTGTGATTTTGATGGTTTTTGGACATCATAATCGTTTATAGCATTCTCTATAGCCTGTTCCCTGTCTTCAAAATCTTGGCTAGCACTATCAGTGCCAACTGAGCGATTAGTTTCTGGACCTGCTTTTTTTGTAACTGGTGAATTCCCAAAATCCATCCCTTTCATTTTGTATGGTGTTTTCATAGTTTATTTGTTTCCGTTGTTAGCGTCATCCTCCCAAGGAAAACCAGTATCTCCAGCTTCCTTCCATTTACCGTCTACTAATATAGAGTCTACGCCATCAATGTCTTGTCTTTCAAATCTCTCTCCATTATACATGATATGATCATCATCATAAGCCAGTTTACCTAACTTCATATCCGTAGCGTGTCTCATTTCGTGATTAATCACTTGTCTGTACTCTGCCCCGTTAGGATCAAGCTTATTACTTACGAATATAGTTCCATCCATATTAGCTTCTCCTAGTATTTCAAATTGATCTCCATCCCCAAGAGACTTAGCTATAATAGGTGTTCCAGGAATAGTGGCTTGTTGGTTTCGCCTAAAACTAAGTTTAGTTTTAATCTCACCGTTACCAGCTTGAAAGCCCATTTCCTTCCCCATCTTAAACCCGGTGCTTTTCTTGAAGTTTGGCATATTACCTATCTTTATCTTTTATCATATCATCTATAGATTTATTGAAAACCTTGTCAGTATATGTTTTGTTGTTATAGAAAACACTTCTCTCTGAAGT